CCCGGGCCGGCAGCACCGCCGGCGGGGTGACGGGCTCGCCGATGTGCGTGAGGATCCGCTCGATGACCGGCGGATCGAGGATGAAGGCGATAAGCCGCATGGGCTCGCCGCAGCGCGGGCACAGCAGCGGCAGCCTGATCCAGTCCTGGACCGCGGGGCCGACCATCGTTCTGCCCATCGTGGTCGGCCGGCTGTCCGCCGAAGAGGGCATCACCTGGGATGCCCTGTCGATCGCGTCCACTTCGCTGACCTTCGACATCGACGGGTTCCGGCCATGAGCTACCTCGGCCACGACGTCCTGGAACTCAACTACAACCGCGTGGGGGCGTTCGAGGAGCGCCTGCGGCGGAAGTTCGTGCTCCTGAGCTCCAAGACCGGACGGCGCATCGCCGACGAGCAGGCCCCGGCCCCCGCGGCATCGCGGCCGTTCACCTGGACGGCCTTCGGCCGCGACGAGATCACCGCCATGCGCACGTTCCTGGACGCCCGCCGCGGCCGCGCCATCCCGTTCTGGTTGCCCAGCTTCCAGTGGGACCTGGCCCTGGCCGAGGACGTATCTCAGAACCAGTCCAGCGCCACGATCTGGTGGGTCCGGTACAAGCAGCAGATGTGGGGCACGACCGGCGCGCGGCGCCACCTGGCGATCTGGTCCCTCGGCGATGGCACCATGGACTACTGCAGGATCACGGGCGCCATCGATGTGGCGAACTACCAGACCGAAACCCTGACCCTCGACCCTGTGGCCCAGCGCGAATACACACGCACCAAGACCGTGCTGTCGTTCCTGAAGTTCTGCCGGCTGGACGAGGACCGCATCGAGATCTCCTACCCGAGTCCGCAGGTGGCCGAGGCCACGATCCGCGTCCGGGAGATTCCCCTGGAGGCGCCGCTGTGACCTACGATGCCAGAGAGAAGAGCCGGTACCTGGGCCAGCCCGTCGAAGGCTTCCGGTTCGCCCAGGGCAGCAACTTGTGGCTCTACACGTCGGCCGACCGGGCGATCACGCTACCCGCGGGTGTATTCGCGCCTGAGGCCATCACGCGCAGCGAGCTCGACTTCTCCCAGGAGGACACCGGCGAGACGATCGACCTGACGCTGCCGCGCCCGAGCCCCGTGGCCGCACTGTTCATCGGGGATCTGCCGTCCACGCCGGTCTGGGTCACCGTCTACCGTGCCCACCGCGGCGAGGAGTCCCTCGCGGTCACGATCTTCAGCGGCAAGGTGATCCGCGCTCGCTTCGAAGAGTCCGAGGCCATCCTCACTGGGGCGAGCCTGATGGCCATGCTGGCGCGCACGGTACCGATCCTGGCCATGCAGACGCCGTGCAACCACGTGCTGTACTCCGCTGCCTGCGGCGCGGACCCTGGCGCCTGCCGCGATCAGGTCACGGTCACTTCGGTTGCAGGCGCGACGGTCACCTCGAGCGGGTTCGCCCTGCGCCCTGACCAGTGGTTCCGCGGCGGCCGTCTCGCATCCGCTTCCGGTGAGACCCGCTTCATCGTCGAGCACCAGGGCAACACGGTCACCCTGATCTCCCCGATGCCTGGGCTGTCGTCCCTCGACCAGGTCTGGGCCTACTGGGGCTGCGATCACCTCGAGGCTACCTGCCGGGACAAGTTCAGCAATCTGATCAACCACCTGGGCTGGTCGCGCCTGCCGGGCCGCAACCCCTTCTCCGGGAGGATCGACTGATGGCCTTCTGGATCATGGCCCTGGTCTACATCGTCGGCACGGTCCTGTACGAGGTCCTGCGCCCCAAGCCGCAGTTCGACAAGCCGACACCGTCCAGCCTCGGCGACTTCCAGTTCCCCACGATCGGTGAGGGCCGGACCATCCCCGTCGTCTGGGGCACCTGCAAGCTCTCAGGCCCCATGGTCACCTGGTACGGCGACCTGCGCATCCAGGCCATCAAGGAGAAGGTCAAGACCGGGCTGTTCTCCTCGAAGGAGATCACCACGGGCTACAAGTACTACCTCGGCGTCCAGCTGGTGCTGTGCAGTGGCGAGATCGACGAGGTCCTGCAGATCCGGTTCGACGACCGGCGCCCTCCGGCCGGCTACGCCCACACGCCCGACGTCACCCAGATCAGCATCAACGCGCCGGGATTCTTCGGCGGCGAGGACTCCGAGGGCGGAGTCCAAGGCAGCGTCTACGTCTACCGTGGGACCGCGACCCAGCCCGCCGACTCGTACCTCGAAGCCCGGATCGGAGAAAGCCTGCCAGCGTGGCGGCGCGTCTGTTACGCCGTGTTCCGGGCCGTCTACCTGGGCACGAGTCCCTATATCAAGGCCGTCTCCTTCGTGGTCCGCCGCTGCCCCAACGGCCTGGGCCTGACCGGCGGAGCCGAGAACATCGACGGCGATGCTAACCCAGCGGCCATGATCTACGACATCCTGATTTCGCCGGCGTCGGAGAACGGCCTCGGGCTGCCGGTCGGGTTCCTGGATGTGGCCGCGTTTCGGTCGGTGGGACAGACGCTCGCGTCTGAAGGTCTCGGGCTTTCGATGCTGCAGGACCGCGGCACCACAGCGAAGGACCTCGTGCTCGAGATCCTGCGCCACATCGACGGCGTCATCTACGTCGAGCCGACGACCGGGCTTCTGACGATTCGGCTCATCCGCAACGACTACGACCCCGAGACAATCCCCGTGCTAGATGTGGACTCATGCACGGTGAAGTCCTTTGCTCGGCCGTCATGGGGCGACCTCAAGAATTCCGTGCGGATCGGCTACGTGAGCCGCGACGCTGGATTCATCGAGAAGACTGCCCAGGCCCAGGATCTGGCCGGGATCGAGGTCCAGGGCGGCGAGGTCTCGCTTCAGGATCTCACCCTCCGTGGGCTGTCCAACGCGACGACTGCCCAGCAAGCGGCCGCCCGGTCGTTGGCCGCCTTGGCCTATCCCTTAGCCACGATCACGATCGAAGCGGACCGCTCGGCCTGGGCGTTCCGACCCGGGGCAGTGTTCAAGCTCATCTGGGATCCGTTGGGCATCAGCGGTATGGTCTGCCGCGTTGTTCGGGTCGGTACCGGCCGACTGGACTCGGGGAAGATCGAGATCGAAGCGATGGAAGACGTGTTCGCCGTGGACTGGACGGGTTACTCGACGCCGCCGGGTTCCGGTTGGCAGGACCCTTCTGGCGACGTCCCGGCGCTGGCTGACCAGGTGGCCCTGGCCGCGCCCTACGAGGCGGTGAAGGACTACGGCAGCCTGGCGGCAGACGTGCAGTTGGCCATCACACTCGCTGCTGCCGGGCTGACCGGGGTTTCCCTCGGATACCGAGCCTACGTCTCCGACGGCGCGGGCGGGTGGGCTCCGCCGGTCGACGTGCCGTTCTTCACGCCGTCAGGAGTCCTCAGTACGGCGATCGACGAGTTGACCAGCGAGATCGTGGTGGCGTCGGGTTTGGACACCGACCTGATCGAATCGGTCAGCGCGCCTGACTTCTCCCTCGGCGTCAATGTCGCCTGGATCGTCCACGGCGGCGTCGAGGAGTTCATCGCGTTCCAGAATGTGGTGCAGGGCGAGAGCGACATCACGCTGCAGGTCATCGCCCGAGGTTGCCTCGATACCACGCCGACGGCGTTCCCGGCTGGAACGCGCGTGTGGTTCATCTCCTACGGCAGCCAGATCGTGAACCTCCGCGGCCCCGTGCCCCCGACCGTCAACGTCTACAACGACATTCGCTTCCAGGCCTTCAACAACCAGAGCGAGTTCCCGTTCACGTCGTGCCCGGCGTCGCAGGTCGTGGCGACCACGCCGGCGCGATCGGCGAAGGTCTACTGCCCGACTGACGTTCGTTTTAACGGCGAGAGTTACCCGGCGTCGATCACGGGCGAGCTGACTGTGTCCTGGTCGCACCGGAATCGGCTCGGGACCTGGAGCTATGTCGACTCCGGCAAGACATCTTCATCCGAGCCGGGGACGGAGTACGACGTCCTGGTCTACGGAGAGCTCGGCACGCTGGTCCACACCGAGTCGGGGTTGACGGGTACGTCCTGGACCTACCTCGAGGCGACGGAGATCGCGGAGTCGGGGCTCGCGCGGCTCAACGATCATCTGCGGGTTATCGTTCGGACGTACGGTGCGGGTCGCACACACGAGGCGCACCGTGAAGTGGATTGGGAGTTCGACAGGGTGTAGCTTGGCCACCGCTAGGTTGTTCCCCATTGGCTCGGTTGCCATCCCCTCCGAGCAACCTCTCTACGGGTCCTTGATTACTATGACAGTTCATTCACTACGGAACAGCTCTTTGACGTCACTCCAAGATCGCGACTCCACCCGCACCGGCCCGTCGGCGATTGGCTCGAAGACAATGTACAGGCCACTTTCGGGGTAGTCGTTCGCGTCGAGGATCCACTCCGAGATCTCATCCACGTCCTGCGTACCCCAGTAGTTCAGCGTGAAGTCTTCGTAGAAAGGTCCCCATGGAAAGTAACTGGGAGTTGTCACATAATACCCGTCACGAGCCACGTCGCGGAGGAAGTGGTTGCCGTGAATGCTCTGGACATCGCAGGGGATGGCCACGAAGAAGCACGATTCGCTGGCCTGTATAATATTATCGACCATGGTGAGGGATGCACACCCGCCCAGTTCGACACCAGCGTAGCCGCAATTGTCGAAGAGATTGTCGTAGAAGGTGACCGTCCCGGCGCCTCCGAGGGCCAGTCCGTAATTGTGCTGATTGCGGATTATACAGTCACGGACAGTGGCGCTCGGACCATCGGAAATCGCGATACCGATTCGGCCGAGTTCTCCGCCATCAATTAGGCAATCGACGATTATTGAGTCGGAACCACCGTTATTTAGCAGGTGAATACCGGTCCCCCAGTCGGCTATCTCGACCCGCTCGATCGCAGACCACTGCGCGCCACTACGGATCGCAGTGGGGACTCCGATGAAAGACCCACCCTGGAAGGTGCAGTCAGTTACTGTAAGCTCTCCGTTGGAGTGCGTCCCGATGTAGAGCCCTTCGTAGCAATTGTCGAAGTGACAGTTGGTAGCCTGTACGCGGCTCCCGCGAGCCTGCACGCCTTGAAAGAGGTTCACGACCACCAATTCGTCAAAAGAGACCGTGTAGGCCTCACCCGTCCCGAGAAGACCGAAGCCAATGGTATAGTCTTCGACCTGAGGACTCTCTGGTCCGACGGTAGTCGCACCAGAACCGGCTCCTACGAAACTCAGAGATTTAGAACCATCCAACAGCACGCAGATCTCCCAGTCCCCGTAAGTCCCGTGGTACGTCATCGAGTCACTGTAGTGCCCAGGCCCGATGGCGATCACGTCGCCGTCGGCCGCCGCATCCACCGCGGCTTGGATCGTCGTGAAGTCCCCACTACCGTCCTGCTCCACGTGCCAGGTTGCGGCGCTGGCGGGCAATGCCAGAGCCAAGACCGCAGTGGCGAGCAACTGGCTCCAGAAATGCCCTCTAGATAGCTCGGTCATGACACAATCCTTCTCGTTGGCGGGCAAGGCATGATCTTGTGGCGCTGATTTTACCATATCCTGCGCTCGCTTGACAATTGGATATTGAATCGGCGTCGGGGCGCGGGCTCCAGCCCGCGCCCCTCTCCGGTTCATTAGGAGACTACTTGATCACGGTAACAGCTCGCTTGAGCGTGAGTCCTCCGCCCTTGGAATTCCGCAGAAAAAGGATTGGCTCACCACTCGACCTCAACCGTTCCGGCGTGCGCATCGTTGCCTCCTTACAGCAAAGTCGCATTCAAGCCTCTTACACTAAGTGATCCGACTGAGCGATGGGTATCAGAATACGCACCCACGACGCTGATCATCCGTCCTCATCCCCGGAGGACTTGCGGGGCCGAAGAGCTCTCGCGAAAACCTCGATCGCGCGGACTTCCTGCTCCGTGAACACACGCCAGTCATTCCGATCGCGACGCGGTTCAGAAACCTTGCCATCCCGGATCCATCGGCGCAGCGTGTCTGCATGAACACCGACGCGACTGGCAGCCTCGGACACTGTGTAGAGTTTCCGTCCCATCGTTTCGCTTTCATCTGATCGTAAGGCAACCTACGGCAGGGTACTGCACCGAAGGCGCGGTAGTCAAGACCGTGATCTGGTGTGGGGGCTCCGCAGTTGTCCCCACTTCAGCGCGTCACCCCCCCTTTGTCCTTTAGAGGCGGTGCCTCTGGCCCTAACCAGGTCCAGACGCTTCCGCGCATGAACCAAAGGGAAGGTGATGTTCCGACACGACGCGCTTGCCAAGGGGCGCTATCCGAGGGTGCCCTCGCGGTGGGATACCGAGTTCGGCCGCTGGGTGGCCGACTTCGGCGTGCCGCGCATCGTCGCAGGTCTGGCCCAAGACCCCGACCTCCGCGTCACCAATCAGGCCGTCTATGAGTGGCTCCAGGGCCACGCCCCCCACCCGGCCCGGGCCATGGCCCTCGTCGAGATGTCCCGGGGCCGCCTCACCCTCGAAGCCATCTACAAGCACAGCCGGCAGGTCAAGCAGTCCGAAGGCGACACCGGAGGACCGCGATGAGGATCGACCTGCAGATCGACTCCGCTCCGCTCGTCCTGCGCCTGCAGAACGGCCAGCGCCGCCTGGCCTACGCCGTCGTCAACGCCATCAACAACACGGCGAAGCGCATCCAGGCCGTCGAACGTCGGCGCGTCGAGGAAGAGTTCACGATCCGCAAGAAGGAGTTCATCCGGCGCCAGGCCGCGGTCATCAAGCCGTTTGCCAACGTGAAGCAGGGCAGGCCATTCGCCGAGATCGGTGTCGGGCAGAAGCCTCGCCTACTGCTCTCCGCTTTCGAGCGCGGCGGCGAGCGCAAGCCGTTCACGCAGGGTGCCCGGCGCGTTGCCGAGCCCGTGGTCGGCGGGCCCGCGCGTCCGCGGTTCACCCAACCCGTCCCGCCCGAGCTGCGGATCAGAAAGCTGCGCTTCGACCGCACCAAGACGGGCCGTCGCCGCGTCGGCGTCACCCGCACCAAGACCTACCTCGTCCCCGAGGTCGGGATCTTCCAGCGCGTTGGTCCCGCGGCCTCGCGCCTGGTCTACGCCTTCACGCGCGGCAAGAAGCTCGAGCCCCGTCTGCGGTTCGTCGCGACGGCCAAGAAGGAGTCCGACCGCTGGTTCCGCGAGGAGATGGAGAAGGAAGTGCTCACCGCCATCGCGCGGGCGAAGGGACGGGGCCTGTGAACCCGAGAATCCAGCACGCTCTGCTACGTCGGCGGAGCGCCACAACCATAACTGACGATGCCATAGGTACTTCCGGCGCTATCCACCGCGGGTGCCGGCGACCTCGGCCCTCGTAGCGTGGGAGAGTCATGAAACAAGTTTCCACCGACACCAAGTGTTCCAGTTCCGAGAAGTCCTCGGAGGCCGCAAACGCCCCAGAAACGGCCCCTACGGGCGATTCCGCGCGATCCGAGTCTCCCGTGATCCTGCCCGGGAAACTGGAACACTGGAACATTGACCGGCTCCGCCCCTACGAGCGGAACCCGCGCACGCACAGCCCCGAGCAGATCACCAAGATCGCCGCCAGCCTGCTCGAGTTCGGCTGGACGAACCCGATCCTGGTCGACAGCGAAGCCGGCATCATCGCGGGCCACGGCCGGCTCCTGGCCGCCCGCGAGTTGGGCATGACCACGGTCCCGGTGATCGAGCTCACCCACCTGACCGAGGCCCAGAAGCGAGCATACGTCATCGCCGACAACCGCCTTGCCCTGGACGCCGGCTGGGACGAGGACCTGCTGGCCGAGGAACTGAAGGCCCTCGAGGACCTCGATTTCAACCTCGAGCTGACCGGCTTCGACCTGGACGAGCTGCACGATCTCCTCGACGACGAGACCGTCGAGGATGCCCCCGCCCCGGAACCTCCCGACGAACCCACCAGCTGGCAGGGCGACCTGTGGGTCTTGGGCAACCACCGCCTGCTGTGCGGCGACAGCTGCGATCCCGCGTCGGTCGATCGGCTGCTCGGCGGCCAGGAGATCCACCTCGTGAACACCGACCCTCCCTACAACGTGAAGGTTGAGCCGCGGTCCAACAACGCCATCGCCGCCGGCCTGTCCAGCTTCCCGCCGTCCACCAAGAGCGCCGTCGAGGCCTCCGACGCCAAGGGCATGCACCACCAGGGATTCGACCTCGCACGGCACAAGACCAAGTCGAAGCCCACCGGGAAGATGCGCCCCAAGGACCGCCCCCTGGCCAACGACTTCGTCTCGGACGAGGCCTTCGACGAGATGCTCCTGGCCTGGTTCGGGAACATCGCCCGCGTGCTGCAACCCGGGCACTCGTTCTACATCTGGGGCGGCTACGCCAACTGCGCCAACTACCCGCCGGTGCTGAAGGCCTGCGGCCTGTACTTCAGCCAGGCGGTCATCTGGGTGAAGGAGCACCCCGTGCTGACCCGCAAGGACTACATGGGGAACCACGAGTGGTGCCAGCCGGCGGGCACGCAGGTCCTAACACCGGACGGATCGACCGCGATCGAGAACCTGCGTGACGGGGACCGGGTCGTCACGTTCAGCCGTCATCACAACGCGGTCCTCGGCAGGCGGCGTGGGTTCGCTGTGCAGGTCGGCACGCGCCGCTACGAGGGCGAAATGTTCAATGTCACGGTCGGCAGCCGAACCACGCGCGCGACCGATGGCCACCTGTGGACCGCCCGAATGACCCCCGAAGCGCGGGGTCGCTGGTGCGTGTACCTGATGCGTCGCGGCTCCTGGTGGCGGGTGGGCAAGTCCAAGCTCTACACCACGTGGGGATTCGGACCCAAGCAAAGGCTCTCGAAGGAAGAAGCCGACGAGGCGTGGATCCTCAGCGTCCACAACTCCAACGTCGAAGCCACCGTCGCCGAGCAGATGATCACCGTGCGCTACGGTATCCCCACGACGTTCTGGACCCCTTGCGCGTCCACGAAGCGCACGTCCTCGCAGATCGCGAGCATGTACGACGCACTCGATTCGAATCTGCTGTGCGCCAGTGCATTCCGGGCGCTGCTGGATCACCACCGGCGCATCGAGCACCCGCTTCTGCGTCGCGAAGAGTCCCGAGAGAAGGTCGGAGCCAGGGTCCCGTTCATCGTGCGCAGCTGCAACCTGTTGCCCGAGGTCATGGCCGTTCCCGTTCCGACCCTGGGCCTGGAGTTCGACTGGCGGCCCATCGATGGGGTCGCCACCGAGCGCTTCGACGGCGAGGTCTACTCGCTGGATGTCGAGAAGCACCACCACTACGTGGCCGACGGCATCGTGACACACAATTGCTTCTACGGCTGGCGCGAAGGGGCGGGCCACAACTTCTACGGCCCGACCAACGCCGTCGATGTCTGGGCGGTCAAGAAGGTCAACCCGCAGAGCATGGTCCATCTGACCGAGAAGCCGGTCGAGCTGGCAGTGCGCGCCATCCAGTATTCGTCTAAGCCCGGCCAGAACGTGCTCGACCTGTTCGGCGGTAGTGGATCGACCCTGATGGGCGCCGAGCAGACCGGACGGCATGCCTTCCTCATGGAACTCGACCCCGCCTACACGGACGTGATCGTGATGCGGTGGCAGGAGGCCACCGGCCAGAAGGCCACGCTTGACGGCGACGGTCGGTCCTTCGACGAGATCGCCGCCGATCGACCGTCTGGCCCACCTGGTGACTCCACCCAGGATCCACAAGCACCGCTACTGCGGCGTCCTGGCGCCGAACGCCAAGCTCCGTGCGGCGGTGACCGCGTCGGCCGGTCCT